AGTAACATTATCGAATTGAAAGTATAAATAGTTAATTACTTGATTAGTATCTGGATCGTATTCAATTGTTCGGTATTCAATTTCATACTTCTCAGAGAACTTATCAGAGGCAATTTCCATAGAACGGCCTTTCACTTCTTCTTTGTAAATTGCAAGCAGTTCATCACCAGGCTTTGCGAACTCTTCAGGAACTGTAACTGTTTTGTCCTTTGCTTCAAATGTAATTGAATTTCCTTTAGTGTCTTGAAGGGTTACTAATCCGATCGGCTCCCTTGTCACGTCAACCTCACCAATATCTGAAACCATAAGATCATAATCAGTTTTGTAGACGTTAAATGTTCCTTTTTCAATTTCAACGCCTTGAGACATAGCCAACCATTCAAGATCAAACAGCGCATTTTTTAGATTCAAAGTAATTTCTTTATCAGATCGAAGGATGGCAATCGTTCTGTTTCCAATACCACCCTTTAGCTTATCTTGGGTAACTGCTTGCGAAAATCCAGCAATTTGGGCTTCCGCAGTAGCAACCAAATGGCCATCACGTTTTCTTTTTAAAATAACGTCAGCCGTATCGTTAATAACTGTTTTCATTAATTAAATTCCTCCTAATAAAAAAAGCAGCCTAGTGGCTGCTTGAGATCATTTTAGAAATATTTTCTGCTTCTTTTTTAGAAAGAGTGTGGCTATCATCTTCAAATATCTCTATGTCTTTGCTCCAATCCTCTATGTTTTTAGCGTGATCGGGATCTACAGTCGCAAAAAGGGTGGAGGTGTCATATTTCTTTAATAAAGCTATTCTTAAGAAAGTCATGTAAACTTGATAAATAGTCCAATTAACAATCTTTTCATAATCACTAGAACCAAAAGCGACGATGCTTGAGATCATGTTTGTCAAATTAAGCTCTGAGGACTCTAGGCTTTTAAGTCGCTTGCTTCGTTCTATTGCCTTTTGGATAATGGGGTTTGGGTTAATTTTTTCTTCTTTCAATAAATTCATATCTAAAATCAATTTTCGTATTTCAGTAAAATTTTCGTGAGTAACTTTTTCAAGAATCCCTTCGTCATTGAACATTTTACTTAATACTTTATGATAGGCTTCTGTAAATAAGGGAAGCTGCGTAACAACTTCAAATAATGTAAGTTTCTTTACTTCCTTGGAAGACTCAGTTTGATTTGCGGAAAACAGGCTATATGCGATTTCATCCCTACTCATTCTGACAAGGTTAAGATATTGAGCGAACTTGTAATAATCCTTTATCTTAATGAAATGACATTCTCCAATTGAAGTTTCAATTGGTAAGCCTAATATGTAAAAGTCTCGTAAATCATTCATTTCATTGCTCCAAATGTGAAAATCATTTTATAACCCAAATAACCAGCAGGAGGGTTTGCAATCAACATTCTTTTCGGAGCTAAAACCTTTCCAAAGCCAGCGATATTTTTATTGAAGAGAAGCTCAGATAATCTGTCCAAAATTTTCAATGACCTGAATTCATTTTCTTCATATGTCTCGATATGAGTGTAGACATCAATGTGAAGGTCTTGATCCATAAGCAAATAGCTTTGATTAGAGGACTTTGATAAACCACTACCCAGATACATGCAGAGTCTGCAGATTGGTGATTCAGTAATGTCATCGGTTTTTGGAGCTCTTTTGAAGATTGTCTTGAAAATAGGGGGGATACTGCGGACTTCTCCATCTTCTTCAAAAGTTGTTTCAACTTCATAGCCTTCTAAGTCCTGAACATCAGGGAGGTCAGGGGAGAGGGGATTGTCCTTATAATACAGAAGTCTGTTGAGCTCAGAATCATTGATCAATGTTCTGAAAATCTTGGTCATGTGTTCGACCATGTTACTCATGCACTGTCTTCACCTCGGACTTTCTTTTCGGCAATTAATTTTATTGTGCCATGATCTCCATAAACCTTAGAATAATCAATATCCTTAACAAGATAATCCTCACCGAAAAATGAGAGAGGGAGTCCAATTTTAATTTTGTCGTTTTTTATGTTTGGAATTGTGATGTTTGCTTGACCATTAGGAAGGTTGACGGCTAGATCAGTCCCATTTATAGATGTTGAACGTTCAAAAACACATGGTATTTCAATAACTTCTCCAGGGACTTTAATTTTGATTGGTTTACCAGTAATCTCGCTTATCTTGTCTGAATCAATCCATTTATCATTTGTAGTTATCTTTATTGAAGAGTTGGAAAGGCGCATAGTAGCGCTATCATTCATTTTGTTGTCAGTTGGTCTTGAATCAACTATCCAAAGATTATCATCATATTTAATTATATCTCCACGATTTAACAATCCGATCACGGTCAGAATCTTTTTGACTTCACTGTTTTGAGTAGTCTGAATAATTACTTGGACAGGTTTTCCGTTGAGTTCAACATCATATGTTTCAGGGGAGTTGGCGAGGATTTCTTTGAAAATTTGATATTTATTTGAGGTAAACTCTTCATTTTCATAACCACTCAAATAATTATTTGAGGACATCAAATACCATTCTTTAGACATTTAGAAGACCCCTCAATCAAATTTAATTTCTTTCATTTTACTCATCTTTATGCCAATTTCCTCGCATAGTCCTTCATAAGCTCTGTTAACCTGTGCTTTTGTATTTGCAAGACCAGTTAACTGAATGTCCCGGCCGATTACGTTGTTCAATTTTAAAACTCTGTCAAGATACCGCCCCAGATAATTCTTATACATTAACATCCCTAAAATTTGTATTTGAGGGTAAGTTAGAGGGGACTTAAAATCCAATGTAATCTTGTCAAAATTTAATGGAGTTAATTCAAGCTCGTACTCACTTATTGCATTAAGCAAAAACTGCCTTTCTAAACTTTCCGGAAGCTCTTCCGTAGATTGAAACATTGAGTGGAATACATCTATGATTTCATCATAGGGAGTCACAATAGCACCCCTTATTCAGTTTCAAATTTATATCCTGTGTACTCTTCAATAAATTTGATTTTCTCGTAGTCGTTAATCTTTTCTTTTTTAGCAACTTCAATTAACTGAGCTTTTTCAGATTCGAGCTTAATTTCATTTTCAATGTTTTCTTTGAACGCTTTGAGCGTCTTGTAGGATAAGATCTGCTTGATTCGTTCCGGAGTAATTACATTTTGCTCGCTGCCTTTTTCTTCTGCTTCAAACCCAAGATGAACCCTAGTCTCTTTGTCGTCAATATAGACTTTTGCATGAGAGCCTTTTCCATCTGTGCCCACAAACATTTTTACATTGTCATATACTTGAGATTGAACCTCACCAACTGTAATTTGTCGTATACCGTTAGCAGGTAAGCGGAAATCTCCATAGCTTTCGAGTTTTTTGAAATACAAATCCCAAGTGCATAAATTTTTAATTGTAATTTTCTTATCTAAATCAATTGACATAATACCCCTCCAAAAAATAGTGTAGGAGGGACAATGCCCTCCGTTAAGATTTATTATTCAGGTACAATTTCGAAATTTTCATCACGAATCAAACCGATTTGATATTCTTGGCCTTTAGCAACACCAGCACCAATTTCCATATCAAAGCGAGTCATTTCAGTTCCAGTAACAATATCATTCCCAGTCATCGAAGTAAGTCCGCCGCGTTGGAATACTTGAAGTGGGGATTTACCACCTTGAGGAATGAAGAAGAGGAGCCCTTCTGGGAGATAAGTTTTGAAGTTGTCGCCAGCCTTATTCAACTCAGTTAGGTTGTAAGCATTAGGGAGCTCTACAACAGATGAACCTTTGTATGCATTCAGTAAACCTGTTTTGCGAATTTCCTCCATCACTGCTTCGGAAAGCTTGGTCGTTGCTGGGTCTTTAGGTACTGCTTCAAATCCAGCAAAGTCATTCAGTTGAGAAACCACAGAGTAATCACCAACAATAGCAGGTTGTCCAAATCTACGCACTTTTTTGATAAGGTCATCAACAGAGGACTTTGCAATACCTGCAGTCTCAGCAAAGTATTTGACGCCAGTTGCGTTTTTAATGGAGTTGTACATTTCATTTACAACATAATACATAGCTTTGTTCATCATATCAACTTGAACTTGAGACATACCTTCTGCCACTCTATCAAGGTTTCCACTCTGAATTTCACGATAATTAACCGCATAACCGGAAGAAATGGTTTGAGTGCCAATTGGGTATTCATTCCAAGTTGTAGTTGCAAAAGGAACATCACCACGAGAAGCTTGGAAATTGCTTCTGATAGACTCATGTGCGTATGTAGTCATCATTGGTTGCTCATCATAGCCAATCTGCCTAAAAGTTCCCATGAAATCAAAAAGCTTTACTGCTGATAGAAGTTTTGGCTCAACAGCAAAACGAACAATAGTATTAATTTCAGCCTTTGCTACGGGGTTTCCAGTTACTGCTTGTGCAGCAAGGTCTTTAATATGTTTCATTACTGTATCAACTTTATTTCCGTGTTTGGATAAGTCATTCCCTAGAGCAACATCAGAGAAAATTTCAACCATAGGTGATTTTGAACTTAGTTTTGGATTTGCAAACACATCTGTATCACGTCTTGCGTTATTTAACTCAATCTTCATAGATTAATATCCTCCATAAAATTAATTAGGCTTGAACTGTCAAGTACAAACCTTTTCCACCAAATGTAGTTTTTTCAAGAATCTTAAGTGAGACTTTATATTCTGCAACGTCATCTCCGGCTTTAACCCATTTTCCGCTCTTATCTGAAGATGGAACTAAAACATCATTTACAACTAAGGCATCGTAATCCACTACAGTGTCAGCACTTAGTTCAATTGGAAGCCCTACAGCATCAGCAAGTCGAAATGCTCTTACCGGTTCTCCTTTTAAGATTTTAAAATCATCTTTGTTTCGAATTTCTGGTTGATCAATAATATTCCCAACAACATATACATCGCCTTTCGCAGATGATGCTGTTCCTGGCGTAAATGCATTTCCTGTTGATTCATTAGGAACAACGACTAAACCAGGGACTAGATCAACAAGAGCTTTACACCGCGGGTTGTTTCGTACTTGTTTAAAAGCACCGATAGTTACAAATTTGAACATAAATCTTCCTCCTAGTTTTCAATAAATATTATTAATATAATTCGTCAATCGAAACTTCACCGTCAGATCCAGCTTCGTTGACCTCAGAATAAATATCAAGGCTGTCGACATTATTCTTACTATGTTTCTTTTTGCGTTTTGTAATAAGGGATTGAGCAATAGCAGAATTAATTTCAGAAATAATTTCTGTTTTGAGTTCGGCTGAAGGAGTTTTAGAGAAGGATTCAATTTTTTCTTTAGCCACTGATCTTTCTTCTTCGGTGTAAGAAGAGAGATCCTGATTCAGCTCTGTCTTTAGTCTTTCATTCTCTGCCTCTTTTTTAAATTTCCTCAATTCATTAAGTTCAGATTCAGCTTTTTCCTTTTCATCTTTAGCTTTTTGGGATTCTTTTTCTTTGTTTTCTGCTTTAGTCTTTTGGTCTTTAGCTTCTTTAATTGCAGCATTTAATTCTTCAGTTTTCTTTTCTAGTTCTTTATTTAGCTCCTGAACTTTATTTTGCAATTCATTGATTTCCGTATTTTTTGAATCAATTTTATTATTTAGCTCAACCAAAACCTCTTCTTGCGTCTTTGCCAATGATTTTTCCTCCTTATATTTATTGTTCAATTCAAGTAACACAGCAGCATCGTCTGCGGGGTCAATTCCCAATATTGCATCTCCAGAGAAGTCAAACTTCATAGGAATACGCCCTTTTTCTTTCCATCCTCCATCATATTCGATAACGTTTCTACCCTCAGCTGCAGATATTTCAACTGACGTTTCTGGGAAATCTCCATCAAACATTTTGGATTTTAACCATTGAATGAATTTAGGATACCGTTGATTGTATATGTAGCCTTCACCAATTAAAACTCTCTTTTTATCTCCATTTACTTCTATTGTGTCAATGTATCCGTTGGTGGTAACACCAACTACAGTGCTTCTCTCGAAGAGGGGGGCTCCATCTTTAATTTCAGTCATACCGTGTCCAAATGGTTCACTATTCTCGTAGTCGATAAATTCAACACAAAGAGGCATTTCTTTAATTGATTCAAGATTAGTGTTTACATACTTTTCAATCCAGGTAATCCCATTCTTGTTATACTGTGTGCTATTTTCGTGTATTTCGAGAACAACCCACTTAACATAGGTTCTTCCACTAAATTTTTTTTGATTGTTAATCTCTAAAATTGCGCTTTTCAAATAATAATCACCTCCCTTCAAGAACCAGAAGGGGTTCCATTGCTGTTGTTGGTTTTGGATTTGATTGTATTTTCATTCTGTACATCATCTAGTTCTGGCCGACCAGCTTTATTATCTGTTTTGCTCATGGTAAAGGATGTTGCATGAACAGGGAATTTCTCATCAAACCCTTCTTCTTTTTCATATGCCATCAACGACAAATAAGCATCTGGATTCCATCCAGTTGCCGCTATCCAAGCCGTTAAACTTCCACGTCCGCTTGTGTAAAGGTCTTTCATATTCTGAACTTTTTCTTTGCGATTAACATGAGTAAGAGGAAGGTAATAAACTTCTACATATGATCTAGGATTTTTGATTATATTGGCATTGATGACTTTGTTGAATTCACTTTGGATTTGCTCTAGCCATGTGAATATTTCTGATGAAACCATTTCAATATTTGTAGATTGAGACGAATAATTACCATCTTGTCCATTTAAAGCTGAACCAGCAAAACCCAAATTCGTTGAGATACGCTTAATTAATTCATCTTCACCTTTGACTTTTAAAAAATCAACATTGGTTTCAATCTTATTCAATTTTGTTCCTGCAGCTAAAGAAAAAAATTTCATCCCTTTAACAGCACCTTTTGACATTAAAGCTTTTTTTATATTGTCATGTTGTTGTTGCTGTTGACCTTGTGTGAGAGCAGATTTTCCTTTTGTCTCACCTTCAGGCAATGTTTGATAAATCAAGGTACTATTCAAATCATCTAAAATATTTCTTTTGGTGTCGACAAAGTATTCGTCATAAACCATGTCAATAAAAGCTGCTAATCCAATAGGGCGTCCCCATTGATCTTCTAAATCTGCGCTACCTTTAACCACAATCGTTTTATTGTTATCAAGAACCTTCCATTTTCTGTTTAGGTCTTTTTTATATTCAAGATATCCTTTCCTAATTTCTTCAGGGAATCTTTTTAGTTTTAATGATCTGCCGTTGCCTGTGAATTTATCGAAATAAGAAACATCAAAAGCCATTTGATAAGATGAATTCTTTCTTCCAATGATTTTGCAGTAGTCAATCGGAAGGGGGAACGCAGAACAATTAAAATCATTAGAGAGGTTAATTTCTGAAATTGCTGAGATATCTTGATCGCTTAATGTTGAAGGATAATCATCATTTAAAACAGATTCAAAATAATAAAAACCAGTACCTTTTAAGCTTAGTTTCCGTATCATGTCGCGGACGATAATTCGATCATTTATTTTTCTTAAGGCCAAGGAGTATTTTTCTTTGTCTTTTTTTAGTTGTTCGTGATCACTATTCGTTCCGTAAACAACACGATCTAAAGTAGGGAGGGAGACCATATAGTCAATGACATTACGATAAACTCCATTGGAGTTATATAAAAATTCAGAAGTGTCCCTGATTTTTTTATTATAGACATTATGGTCTTTTAACCACGATTTAACTCGATCATAGGTAACTCCACTCGGGAGTTCAGTGAAAAATAAAGATTCAAGAGAAGCCATATTTGTATTGAACTCATATACCGGTTCTTTTTCTGTACCCATGTTTCACCTCCTAATCAATTAAAAAAGAATCCAAATGAATATTCATCATCGGATTCTTCCTTTTCTAAGAATAGCGTTATGTAGTAAAGTGCATATGCTGTGGCACTGTATCTATCTTTGTCAATTCGTTTAACAACCTGCTCAACTGTAAATGAATTTTGTGTTTTTTTAATTCTAAGGTTTGCGACTTCATCAATAAACAATTGTGTTTGAATGCAAGCAGCTTCAACCATGACATCATCAGATATTGAAACATTTTTTTTGTTTTTTATATCATCATAGGATTTGAGTAGTTTGAGTTTCCCCGATTCAACATAATCAAGGAATTGAGTAATGATATCCTGGTTAATCCCTTGAGCCTTAAGATTATAAACAATCTCCGGGGAATTAGGGACATCTGGCTTCTGATCTGTATTAATTGTAGCCCAACAACCTAATTCTTCATTTGTTTCAGGATCGGTAACATCTTCAAGCAATCGATCAATGAGACCTTGACCTACGCCATTCCCGTCTACAATGACAGCTTTCACTCTTGAGAGAGACAGATCATGATTCCCGCCGTAATTTTTAAAAACTCTTTTAACCATTATCGATTGTTCCTTGAAATTCAGGCCATTTGGTGGCTCGATAATATTCACTACATGAACTTGTCTAATTGAATTATTTGAATTACGAATAATTTTAAGAACAACAATAGCAGTTTTGTTATTTGATTCCGTTTCGGAACGAGAAACGTCAACTCCAATCACGTACTCATTCAATAAGAAATTTTTGTTTTTGTCTCTAGGACAAGATAATTCAGGCTGAGAAATTGTTCTAGCTTTGATTAATTTACTGATATTAATTAAAGCACCGTCACTTGCTCCAATCCAGTCACAAAGATAGTTCTGGCGAAAACGAGTAACGTTGCCCTGTCTAGCTTTATTAATAACAGACATCTTTTGACGACCAAAATGAATAGGGATGCGCCAATCTGAACCAAAAACAAAAGACCCTTTTAGATCACCAGTTTCTTTAACCATTGTAAGAATCTTTTCATACTCATCCGAGTTTTTGTACCCAGAGGTAGAGAATCGATTGATTTGGCCATTTAATTCAGCAGGATCTATTTCGCCAGTCATCGTGGTACGAGGAATGTTGAAGATTGGTTCAATTGCATCATCATATAAGTCTTTATCAATTAGAGCAGATTCCTCTAAAGAACCACGTCTTCTTCGCAATCCCTTTGACGATTGAGCATTTGCGAGGTTATCTATAATTGCTCCATTTTGAAATTCAACTCTACCACTATCCTTAGAAAAGTTTTCACTCTTAATTTCATCTTTAATAGAAGGGTAGAATCTTAGTATTTCATCATGCTTTTCCTTCCAAATTTTAACCGCAGATTCTTTAGTGGAAGCTGTAATTGCCAAGGTCACATTAGGGAAGCAGATTGCAGTATGATAAGCTACCATGATTTGCGTAAGAGTTTTTGATCCACCACGAGGAATGCAGAAGTAGTTCTGAGGAAAACGACTGAGGGTTCTCATCATGACTCTTTGATATAAATCTAACTCAATTCCACCAACTTCTGGCTTCAACATGTCATAGAAAATATCTGGGTAGAAACGAATAAATGAAGTAAACTCTGCCCATTTGGAGATATGTTTAGCAATGAGGTTGGAGCTGTCATCAGGATTCACTGGAGTTTCGAAAGCTGCTTCATAAATATCTGATCTGTTTTTAAAATGCTTATTATTTTTTGAGGTGAAATTTTTGTAACTAGCCATTAATTTTCATCACCTGTGTCGTAAAGAGGCTCTTTGTAAACATCTTCTAAGTCTCTGAAAACATTATTTCGAGCTTTCTTCAATTTATCAATTTCTTCAGACGACAATCCTTTTGATTTAAAATCCTCCTCAAGCATTTCATCATAGAATTTATAAATATCTTTGTAAGAAACTTTTTCTTTGTCCTCAAGCCTTCGGTAATAATTGATAATTGCCCAAATGATTAAATCTGCATCATCATAAGGCTGTGCTGTTAAACGGGGGAGAAGGGGAATAATACCTAATTCTGTCTCCACAGCTTCACAAAGTTGAGAAAGTACATCGACACCACCACTAATATCACTTTTACTCAGCTGAGAAACATTAATTTTAGCATCAGTAGCTGCTTTGGATGCCATTGACCCCCATTCTTTAGCTTCTTTAACTTGACCTTTTGCCGTAGCTAACTCTTCTTTAACTCGAAAACGAATATAAGAAAGTAGCCCTTCTGTGTGAAGTGCTGTTTTTTCTCCATAGTTCCGTATGAGTTTGTTGTACTTTCGCTCGAATTGTCGATACTCATCAGTGGTATATCCAATTCCCCATTTATCAATAAGTTCATCGCTGATTTCACTTTTATCTAAAGCATTATTTTTTTCTTCAATCTTGTCATCTGTATTGGATGCTGTATCACTTTCGAAAATGCTGTCTTTCCATCCAGTTCCGTTGAATTGCCTCAAAGAGTTAGCCATAGTCATATATGCACTAAATGTATCAGTATCTCTTTGAACAGCCTGTTCCCAATAGAGAGGATCGAATTTAACATCCATTTGTTGCAATACAGTGTACACTGATTCCATGTCATCATAATTGATGCTTTTCTTAAGACAAGTTTTACAAATAGGCACTTTTCCAATCTTCTCATACAGCTTGCTTCGAGAATTATAAAAACCTGAGTTCTTGTCTTTTTCTTTTTGACAAGCAGCGCAGATAAGCTTTTCTTTAACTGTTTTTTTCGCCATTGATACACCTCAACCTCCAATAAAAAACAAATTTTATAAAACGCCCAGCAATAAGAGGTAGAAGAGAAGAGAAGAGAAGAGACCTCAATCATCACTGGGCGTTCTAAAAAGGTGTTTTTATTTTATCCTCTGTATTTAAATATTTATATTTAATAAAGATTAGTTAAATACAGAGAGAGTGGTAATTAAGTACTAATTATGGTATAAATTGTTTATTTGTATTTGGTAATATGATATAGTTGCGGTGAAAGGGCTTAAAAAATATTTAAAACAAAGGGGGGAACGATATGAAAAAATATTTTCCATTCTTTTTAGCCTTTCTACTAGCTTTTGCGACCATCACACCGTCCTTCGCATCAGCAAAGGAAGAGGGGGGAATTGATGCACCAGCAGGAAGTTTAGAGAGTGAACTTCTTTCACCAGACAGTGATTTTGTTAAATTCTTAGAAGGCATTGAGCAGTTGCCAGCTAGTGTTGAAAAACAAGGTCCCGAAAAAGTGGCTAGTTGGTTAACAGAAAAAACAGGGGTTGAAGTCACTACAAACGGTGATAATTTAGTTGTTCCGTCTTTATCTGATGTAGATGTAAAAGAATCTAAAACATCTGCTGACAGTTCTGCAATTCAACCTGCTGGAGCGTGGGACTGCGTAATCGCTGTTGGTCTTATGATTGGGACTGTCGGCTTCCCACTCTCTAAGATTGTCAAATTGAAAAAAGCCATCAACTTACTCGGCGGCGTAAAGAAAACCGTTGACAGAATTTACTCTAAGTACAAAAGCTTGAAAAAGCAAAGATGGAGAACAGTAGACGCTTGGAAAGAAGCTGTAAAAAGAACAACCAATAACCTGCCAAAGGATGTAGGAGAGGCTTTTCTTGATTTCTTCAACATATCAAACGTAATACGACAATGCGTATAGAGAATAGGTGATAACCATTAAATCATTTACATTGCCATTTAGGTTAGCAGTTATCCTTTTGCTCCTTTTCCAAGTCTACTCAATTTGGAAAAACTGGAACACTGGCTTCGGGTCAAATATTATCTCAATCATCATTCTTGTAGGTTGTATTATCCTG